CCTATGGGCTGGCCCTGCAATTCATCGACCCGGAGCGCCTGGAGCTGCATCTGGAGCGCTAAGCCACGCTGACCGAGAACGCGATCCGCATGGGCGTCGAGATCGATGATTGGCAGCGTCCTGTCGCGTACTGGTTCAGTTCCGCCGAGGGCGACTACTACTATGCCGGACGGCGCTACACGCGGATCCCGGCGGCCGAGATCATCCATGCCTATTTGCCCTTCCGGGCCGGCGCCTGGCGCGGCGTGCCATGGAATGCCACCGCCCTGGTGCGCCTGCACATGCTCGACGGCTACGAGGATGCGGCCCTGGTGAATGCTCGGGCGGGCGCCAACAATGTCGGGTTCTTCCTGACCGAGGATGGCCTCGCGCCGATTGGCTAGACCCCCCACGACTTGCACAAGCTGGAAGTGCAGTCCGAATCCGGCGAATACCTGACCCTGCCCGGATCGGTGCGGGATTTCAAGTCGTTCTCGGCCGAGTACCCCTCCGGCGAGTTCCCCACCTTCGTCAAGCAAATCCTGCGCGGCGTGTCCGCCGGTCTGGGTGTCAGCTATCACGCGCTATCGGGGGATCTGGAGTCGGTGAATTTCTCTAGCGGCCGCCTGGGCGCGATGGAGGACCGAGAGATGTGGAAGGCGCTGCAAAACTGGTTCATCGATACCGTGATGACCCGGCTATTCAATGTCTGGGTCGAGTCCACTTTGCTGAAACGCCAGATTCCCGGCGTCGACATCCTGCGCCTCGATGAGATTCAACGGGCCGCCACCTGGCAGCCACGCCGATGGCAGCATATCCAGCCCCGCGAGGAGATGGCCGCCAATGAGCTAGCCTTGAAGCTGCGCCTGCGCTCGCGCTCCGAGATCATCCGCGAGTCCGGCAATGATCCGGACGACGTCTGGCGCGAGATCGAGGCGGAAAACCAAACACTGACCGCGCTGGGCATCGATCCGGCGTTGGAGAAGCCTCCGGCGCAACCCATCAATCCGATACAGGCCGCCGCATGACCCCCACACCCGAACGCCGCACCCCAGCACCCGGCCAGCGCATCACCCGCGAACTGCGCCTGACCGAGCGCGCCATCGATCTCGAAGCGCGCACCGTGGACCTGGCCTTCGCCAGCGAAACGCCGGTAGAACGCTGGTATGGCTACGAAATCCTGCAATGCAAACCGGAAAACGTGCGCCTGGCGCGCATCAACAACGCCGGTGCGCTGCTCTGCAATCACGAGTGGGACGAGCAAATCGGCGTCGTGGTCAATGCGGCCGTCGCTCCCGATGGCAGATGCCGCGCCACGGTGAAATTCAGCCGCGCGGCCGCGGCCGAGGAATTCTTCCAGGATGTCATCGACGGCATTCGCCAGCTCGTGTCCGTCGGCTATCTGATTCATGCGGTCGAGGAACGGACCGAGGCCAATGTGACTACCTACACAATCACCGACTGGGAACCGTATGAAATTTCGCTTGTATCCGTGCCGGCCGACGTCACTGTCGGTGTTGGGCGCTCCTTGCCACCCACTGAGGTAAAACTCATGTCAGACAAACCCGAAAACACCGGGGCGCCCGAACCCACGCCGGCTCCCGTTATCGACATCGCCCGCCATCAGACCGATGCGCGTCAGGCCGAGCGCCAACGCTGCGCACGGTTGACAGCACTGGCCCAGCGCTTTGGCCATGCCGACGTGGCTGCTCGCATGATCGCGGATGGCTCACCGGAGTCCGCCTTCATCGACCACCTGGCGGCTGAGCGCGACAGACAGCCGCCTCCGAAACTGATTACCGATCTGGATATGCCCAAGCGCGAGCGGGCGCAGTATTCCATCCTGAGGGCGTGCGATGCGTACTTGAAACGCGATTGGAGCAAGGCCGGGTTGGAACTGGAAGCCTCGCGGACCATCAGCGACAAGCTGGGCCGTGAGGCGCGCGGGTTCTTCGTGCCGATGGATATTCAACTGCTGGCCGCTCGTACCGCCTTGAGCCAGCGCGCCATGATGGTCGGCGATGATACCGCCGGCGGCTACCTGGTGGGCGAATCCGATCTGGGGCTGTTTATCGAAGCCTTGCGCGCCAATTCCGTCCTGATGACCCTGGGCGCGACCGTGCTGGATGGTCTGGTGGGCGACGTCAGTATTCCGCGCGTCAACACCAGCGCGACGTTTTACTGGCTGAACGAGGACGCCGCGCCGACCGCCTCGGAAATGACCATTGGCGCCGTCAATCTGCGGCCGCGCACCGTGGCCGGCGCCGTGCCGATAACCCGTAAACTGCTGCAACAGACGGCCAACAGCGTCGAAATGATGGTCCGCCGCGACATGATCGTCGGGGCCGCCCTAGCCATCGATCATGCCGGTATCCAGGGCTCCGGCGTGGCGGGTCAACCGCTGGGCCTGATCAACCAGACCGGCATCAATACCGCCGCTATTGCTACCGACAACGCCCCGACCTTTGCCGAGGTCGTCAGCCTGGAAACCGAAATCGCGGTCGATAACGCCCTGATGGGCTCGTTGGCCTACCTGACCACGCCGGCCTTGCGCGGCGCGCTGAAGACCACCAAGAAGGACGCAGGCTCCGGCATCTTCGTCTGGGAAAACAACGAGATGAACGGCTACCGTGCGGTGTCTTCGACCCAGGTACCCAGCAATGGCCTGTATTTCGGCAACTGGACCGACTTGATGATGGGGTTTTGGGGTGTGCTGGATCTGAAACCCGACGAAAGCACCAAAGCCGCATCGGGCGGTTTGGTCTTGCGCGTGTTTCAGGATACCGATATCGCCGTCCGTCATCCAGAATCCTTCTGTAAGGGCACCTAATACTTTGCCACCCCGGGCGGCGCTCCGGCGCCGCCTTTTTATCGAGGCATCAGCATGCGAAAACACTTCACAGACAATTTTAAGACCATCGCGGCGGTCATCCCGCAAAACCTGACCAGCGACAGCGCCGCGAGCGCGGTGGATACCCTGGGTTATGACCAGGTCGTCATCCAGTTTCATGTCGGCAATTCGGCGGACACGCTGTCCGGCACGGTTAAGATCCAGTTGGAAGTCCAGGACGGCGCGACCAGTTCCACCACCGCCTGCGCCGATGCCGATCTGGATGCCACCGTGACGGGCACCAACACCGGCACCGTGGCGGTCATCGATGCACCGAACGAGGATAGCCTGACCGTGACGGCCGAGTACCGCGGCGGCAAACTCTACGTCAAGCCGGTATTCAACCTGACGGGCACCCATACCAACGGCACGCCGTGCGCCTGCACCGTGCTGCTGGGCAACCCGCGCGTCGCGCCTGCCGCTTAATCAGCCGCCGTGGCCTTCAACTCCCTCCTCGCCCGCTGCCAGCAGGCCACCCGGCGGCTGATGGATACGGCGGACTGGACCCACGACGGGGCGACTGTCGCGCTCCAGGGTGTGTTCGATCCGCGGCAGGATTCCGGTCTCGACGGCCGGGCGCGGCCGCTACAGCCGGAGTTCACGTTGCTGAGCGAGGACGATGCCGGCATTGCCATTGGAGATACCCTGGCCATCGGCGGGTTTACCTACGACGTGACCGGCGTTTATCCCGATCAGATGGGCTCGACCCGGCTGGAGCTGCGGGTGCGCCGTGACTGATGTGCGCCTGACCCTGGAGCCCGACGCGGCCACGCTGGCCGGGCACATTCGCGGCCTGGCCAAAAGGATCGACCGGGCCGAAACGCTGGCCATCTCGACCGCCACGCGCCAGACCGGGAGCGAGGCCCGGCGCGTAGTGCGGGATGCGACCGGACTCAAGGCCAAGCAAATCCGCCGCCGCGTGTTTGCGACAGTGCGCACCGCCAAGGGCAAAATCTGGGTCGGACTCAATCCTTGGCCCGCCGGGTATCTGTCGCCGCTGACCCCGCGGGACATGAACCCGGAGCAGCAGGCCAACCTGCCGGGTTCCTATGCGCGGGAATTCTTTTTTAAGGGCGCGTTCGTGGCGCGGATGAAATCCGGCCATTTGGGGGTGTTCCGGCGAATGCATGACGGTGCGCGAAAGCGCTTGCCCATCGCCGAGGAAACCGTCGCCTTCGAGGCCTTCGGCGCCTCTGTTGATGGAGTCCGTTCTCGGCTGGAGGCGTATGCCGGCGATGTGCTCCAGCGCGAGTTCGTCCGCCAGATGGAGCGCCACACATGAGCCTCGAAAGCGCCGCCCTGGCCGCGCTCGCGGCTTATACGGCCGAGGCCGGCCCTGACCCCGCGCCTTATTTCGCCGCCACCGGCGGCCCGGCCGATCACATCGCCGCGCTGGAGGCGATGCCCGCCCTGCCCGCCGCCTACGTGGTGCTGGGCGATATCGATAACGGCGGGCAGCGGTTGATCACCGGCCGGCAGCAGGCGCAGACCGAATGGCTTGAGGTCTGGATCGCCACCGGCCAAACCCTGGATGCCTTGGGCGCGACGGCCGCGACCGAGGCCCGCGCGGCCCTGGATGCGGCCGATGCGGCTCTGCTGGCGCTGCGCGTCGATGGCTACCACCCGCTAGAGAAGCGCGGCGGGCGGCTGATCGGGTATGACCACGGCGTGCTGTGGCGCGTCGCCTATTACTCGGCCCTTACCTATACCCCCCTCAGGAGCTAGACATGTCCAACCCCACCCCTGGCGCCGGCGGCGCCTACCGCTACGATCCCATGACCGATGCCTATGTCCGGCTGGAGGCCGCGGCCGACTCCTCGGCTCCGCTCGGGGCGGACGACCAGCCGCCCTCTAATCCCGAACCGACGCCGACCACCAAGCGCATGCCGGTACTCGGCAAGCCACCCGAGGACGCCGCATGAACACCAACACTCGCCGACTGCACGAGTCGTTGATCCGCTGCGCAAAATCCGCAATTGCCGCGTGGGAGAGTTGGCTGCGCGCGCATGACGATACCCAAGACCCCACCAAGTAGCCTAATCCGCCAGGAGCTCGATCATGTCCACCCCAATTTACAAGCCCAACGCCATGTTGCTGGCCAAACTCGAAAGCAGCTACGGCGTCGATCCCACACCGACCGCCGCAAGCAATGCCATGCTGGTACGCGACATGTCGATCAATCCGGTCGAGGGCAATGCCATCGACCTGAACTATCAGCGCGGCTTCTACGGAGCCAGCAAATCCTTGCTCGCCACGCACTACCAGACTTGCCAATTCAGCACGGATTGGATGCCCAGCGCGAGCTTGGTGGTCGGTACGGCCTCGCCGCTCGATCCGCTGTTCCGCGCCTGCGGCCTGTCCAATACGAGTTTCAGCGATATCACGGGTACCGCGCAGTCGGCCTCGAATAAGGTCACTGGCACCGCGCAGACACAGGCCAATGCCGTCGATATGGCGCTGTACATCAAGCTGGCGTCCGGCACGACTCAGGCCGACGATTTCTTCGTTGGCGCGCTGATTCGCATTACGGCGGGCAAGGGCGTGGGTCAGGAGCGGCGCATCACCGATTGGGTTCTCAGCACCAAGCTGGCGACGGTCAGTCCAAAATGGAAATCGACGCCGGACAGCACCTCCACTTATGAGATTCTGCCGTTTATCAAACTGGCCGCGGGCGCGTCAAGCACCAATAACCTGTATAGCGGTCTGCGCATTCAAACCACCAGCAACACGAGCCGCGCCATCACGGACTATCATGGTTCGACCAAGGTGGCCACGGTTAATGCCGATTGGACAGTCGTACCGACCTCGGCGTCCTATACCATCAATACCGCGCTGAACTATGATCCGGTCAGCACCGGACAGGAAAGCGTGACGATCTATTACAACCTGGGCGGCGTGCGGCACAAGCTTGTCGGTTGCCGAGGCACGATGAGCCTGAATATGAACGCCAATGAGTTGCCGGGCATCACGTTCAATCTCACCGGCCTGTATGGCGGTACCGCCGATGTCAGCGAGGGCACGCCGGTCTACACCGCGTTTGCCGAGCCGCTCCCCATCACCAGCGCCAACACCAGTGGCATTCTGTTCGGACGCGATTTCTCCGGGTCGGCGACCAATCTGCAATTGCAGAAATTCAGCCTGGACCTGGGCAATAGCGTCGTTCATCGGCAGCTGGTGGGTTCCGAAGCCGTGGTCATCACCGACCGCATGGTCAAGGGATCGCTCAGCATCGAAATGACCACCATGGCGGTCATGGACTGGATGAGCATTGTCAAGGAAAGCCATACCGGACGAATGTACCTGGAAAACGGCATCGAGTACGGGCTGACCGTGGCGCTGAACATGCCCAACATCCAAATTGACAGCCTGAGCTACTCGGATAGCGATGGTGTGGTGATGGCGGACATGGGCTTCCGCGCTGCGTGGAAATCCGGCAATGACGATATCCGCCTGATCGAGAAATAACCATGATGGCGGCGCGGCGGATAAATAGCGCTGGCCTGGTGTTGATCCAATCATTCGAGGGACTGCGCCTGACCGCCTACCGCTGCCCGGCGGGAGTCTGGACGATTGGCTATGGCCACACCGGGCCGGACGTCAATCCAGGGCAACGTATCACCCCGGCCGAGGCCGAGGCGCTGCTGAGGGGCGACCTCGACCGCTTTGAGTCTGGTGTAGCCGCCGCGGTGGGCAATGCGCCAACCACTGATAATCAATTCGCCGCCATGGTCAGTCTGGCATTCAATATCGGATTGGGTGCGTTACAGCGCTCGACAGTTCTGCGGCGACATCGGGCAGGAAATCATGACCTTGCCGCCGCCGCATTCCTGCTATGGGTAAAAGGGGCTGGCAAAACCCTACCAGGGCTCGTCCGCCGCCGGTATGCCGAACGGAGCCTGTATCTCTCATGAAAATCCTGCTGCGCATCCTGGCGACGAGTTTGCTGGCGGTATTGGCGTTAGCCTATTTAGCCCTGTTGATCGTCGGATATCTCGGCGAGATTTTGTCCGACATCCAGCAAATCATCGATGCCAAAATCACCGAGATGTCGGATTGGGGATACCGGCTATGAATGACAGGTTTGGAGTCGCCCTCGGCGAGGCTAGTACCTGGCGCGGTCTTGTGTTGATCGTGACCGCGCTAGGGATACGGCTCGACCCCGATCAAATCGACGCCATCGTCGCCGCCGGCCTAGCGCTACACGGCTTGATTGGTGTGTTTTGGAGGCGCCATGTCTGATCATGAGGAGCCTTCCGAGTCCGGTTTCGCGCTCAATAACTGGGGCAGTCTGGCCTCGTTTATGAGCGTATGCCTGATGGCCATCGCTGGGATCGCCTGGGGTCTAAAACTGGAAACCCGCATCGATAAATATGTGGACGTGCAAGCGTCCATGCGCGAGCGGCTTCTGGCGGACATCGCCACGACACAAGCCATTCTTTCGCGCGGGATGCTGCCGGTCACCGAAGCCAAAATCCTTTCAATTGAAAAACGCCTAGACAGCATGGAAGACGATATCAATACCTGTCTGCGAAAAAACTCCACGAATCGCACCTCTCCGAGAGTGTCTACCAGTTACCCGGCGCTGGGCGATAAAGCCGGGACGTTTTCAACTATCTGGGACAGATAACCATGTTCAAACTCGCCCCCAAAAACGCTCCAATTACCTGGCCCGTCATTATTCCAGAGGCGGACGCCGATGGCCGCGTGACCAAGCACAAGGTCACCTTCATATTCAACCGGCTGAGTCGCACCGAACTCGACCGGCGGGACGCCGCCATCACCACCGCCATGGGCGACCTGGACGCCATGAGCGTTGAGCAGACGCTGGACGTGCAAGCCGAGCGCGCACTCGTGTATTGCTCGGGCTGGCAGGACGTCAGGGGGCCCGACAACGATCCGCTTGAATTCAACCGCGAAAACCTGCGCAGCCTGTTCGACGTCTACCCGGCGGCCTACCCGGCGCTGCTGCAAACCTATTTGCGGATCATGTTCAATGGCGGCGAGGCGCAGCAAAAAAACTCATAGAGGCGGCGCGGCGCTGGGCACTGGGCGGCCCCACCGAGACAGATGCCGAGGGTTTAGCGGAGGACGCCGCCGCCTTTGGCATCGACATTGCCACGCTCGTGATCCGCGCCCCGCCCGCCGCGTTCGAGATTTGGCCGGAGAACTGGCCCACGGTGCGGGTGTTCCTGAGCCTGTCGACTCAGTGGCGTTTCACCCTGCCAGCGATGGGCGGCCCGGTCATTTGGCACGGATTGCCGCACACGGAAATCGAAGCCACGATCCGGCTTCTCGGCTATCGCCGCGACGCGCAAATGATCTTCACGGGCATCAAGGTGATGGAACAGGCCGCGCTGACGGCGCTACAGCGCAAGAGTGGTGATGGACGGTAGACCATAGGGCGGCATAACATCAGAGTCATTGATGTCTGAAATTAAAGTTGGAATCAAGATTGAAGCCGACGGCTCGCGGGCTGTCTCCACGCTCAATCAGGTATCGAGCGCAACCAAGGGGGTCGGCGCCAGCAACAACTACGCCAGTGCGGAACTGAAACGGATGACCGCCGATCTTTTGCGGCAGTCAGACGCCGCGCGGCAAGCATCCCGCCAACTCGCCGATGTTGCCAAGGCGGCCACGGCGTCATTCTCGGGTCTGGGCGCCGCCATAGGGCTCGTGACCAGTGCAATATCAGGCAGGGAACTCTACGGCATCATCGCTGAATATGACCGGCTGAATGCCTCACTCAAAACCGTGACCGGCAGCAGCCAGACGGCGGCTGCGGTCATGGACGGGCTCAAGCAGTTCGCTCGTGAGACGCCTTATGAACTGGCGCAGGTCACAGAAGCGTTTATCCGCATGAAGGCGCTTGGACTCGACGCCAGCATGGAATCGCTCCGCTCAATGGGCAACACCGCGTCCGCGATGACGAAGCCGCTGATGCAGTTTGTCGAGGCCGTAGCCGACGCCAGCACATTCCAATTTGAGCGGCTTAGGGAGTTCGGCATTGTTGCCCGGCAGGAAGGCGATCAAGTTACATTTATATTCGACAAAACCGAAACCGTTGTTAGAAAAGACGCCGCCGCCATTCAGGAATACCTCCTGAACCTCGGCCGAATCAAATTCGCGGGCGGTATGATGGACCAGATGAACACGCTCGACGGGGCGCTATCGAACGTCAAGGACAGCTTCAGTCAACTGGTGGACACCATCGGCAATCTTGGCATCCGTGACGCGCTGAAAAGGGGCTTTGCCGGAGTGACTGAATTCCTGGATCAACTGCGGCAGGACATTGAGTCAATCCACAGTTTGGGCACGGCGGGTGCAAAGGCGAACCTGGAAACCCAGATTGCCATGTATCGCAACATCGTCGATCGGCTCGGACGCGGCGGCGCAGA